TGGGTGGTTCATGATTGACACGCAGTCATTGCGTTGACGTGGTATAGTCAACGTATGGAAAACATATCAGACCTTGATTTTCTCAAGACGGTTTTGCGTTACGACGCGGGCACCGGGGTGTTTGTTTGGCTGGTGAACCGCGGTGGAACTGCGCGCGCAGGAACTGAGGCGGGCAACATTCAAAAGATGGGCTACCGTTACATCAACTTTCGTGGCCGCTTGGTTGGCGCGCACAGATTGGCCTGGCTGTACACGCATGGGGTTTGGCCGACTGGTGACGTTGATCACGTGAACCGAGATAGGGCTGACAATCGGATTGCCAATCTGCGCGACACCACGCGATCGCAAAACATGCGAAACAGCATTCGCGTTCGAACGGCGTCGTCGCCTTTGCAGGGTGTGTGTTGGGACAGGCAAGCGCAACGCTGGTTGGCGTCAATCACCAGCGATGGCAAGCAGATGCATTTGGGGCGTTATGAGACCGCCGAGATGGCGCACGAGGCCTACGTCAAGGCAAGCCGGGAAATTCATGGCGAGCACTCTGCTTTCTGACTTTGACTTCAAGAACCCATCGTACGACCCTGTGTTTCTGTCAAGGGTTGAGATGATCCAGCGCATGCGCGCTGACCCGTCTATGGTGCCGGCGCTGAAGAAGTATTTTGCCGATCACCCGGTGGAGTTTATCAACGCTTTTCTGAACACGTTTGACCCGCGCAACCCCGAGCGCGGCTTGCCGGCTGTTGTGCCATTTTTGTTGTTCCCCAAGCAGGCCGAGTTCATTGATTGGCTGTTGGCAAGGTGGTTGGGGCGGGGCGACGGATTGGTTGAGAAAAGTCGTGACATGGGTGTGAGTTGGCTGTGCGTAGGCTTTGCCGTTTGGATGTGGCTGTTCAAGCCTGAAACGGTCATTGGGTTTGGTTCTCGCAAGGAGACCTATGTTGACGAGCTTGGCAACCCGGCCAGCTTGTTTTGGAAAATTCGAGAGTCGATTCGGCTGCTGCCTCGCGAGTTTATTCCGGCTGGATGGGATGAGCGCAAGCACTCGCCTTTTATGCGAGTCATGAACCCTGAGAATGGGTCTGTGATCGTTGGTGAGGCTGGCGCATCGATTGGCCGAGGCAACCGGACATCGATCTATTTCATTGACGAGTCGGCGTTTCTGGAGCAGCAAGACCAGGTGCGTGCGGCTTTGTCGCAGACCTCCAATTGCAAGATTCACGTTTCGACGCCCAACGGCGCCGGCAATGCGTTTTACCGCGACCGCATGAGTGGGCGCATGCCGGTGTTTACGTTTTCTTGGCGCGAAGATCCGCGCAAGGGCGCCGACTGGTACGAAAAACAAGTTCAAACCTTGGACCCGGTAGTGCGCGCGCAAGAGGTTGATCTTGATTACACCGCATCGGTGTCGAACGCCTGGATCTCTGGCGAAATTGTGCTGGCCGCCCGGCATCGCGGCCCGGCCGACGTGCAGGCCATTGGCCCGCTCATGATGGGCATTGACGTGGCCCGGTTTGGCGACGACAAGTGTGCGTTTACGTTCCGTCGTGGCCGCGTGGTCTACCCGCAGATCGTGTTCGGCCAGTGCGACGTGGTCGATGTGGCCGGCCGGGCCATTCGGGCCATCGAGGACATGGGCGAGGTGCCCGCTCAGATTGCGGTTGACACGATCGGCATTGGTGCCGGTGTGGCTGACATCTTGCGGCGCAAGTATCGGCGTCAGACAGTGGACGTCAATTCGAGCCTGCGCTTGTCCGATGGCCAGAACTACAACCTGCGAGCCAGGATGTGGCGCGACCTGCGCGAGTACCTGAAGAACGGCGCGGTCATCCCGAACGACCCTGAGCTATCGACTGACCTCACGGCGCTGCAGTACGAGTTCCGCGGGGGCGCACTGCTGATGGAGTCCAAAGAGGAGGCAAAGCGGCGCGGCATCAAATCTCCAGACAGGGCTGACAGTCTTGCGCTAACATTCGCTTTCCCGGCCCGTGACGCATCGGATCTTCCGCCTCGGGCTGAGACCGATTACGTAGTTTTTTCGTAGGAGCAGACCGCCATGGCAGCATTGTTCAAAGCACCGCAGGTCCAGCAGGCACCGGCACCGACTCCGATCGAGGTCAAGGCGCCCGTGGCCAGCGCGCCCCAGGTCGAGCAACTTGACCGAACCGCGGCCGACATCATGCGCCGTCGCAAGGGCATGCAGGCGACCGTCACCGGCGCTGGTGGCCTGGGCTCGACCGCCGGCTCGGTGGCCAGCAAGTCTCTGCTTGGGATGTAATGTCATGGCCGACTCGCGCGCGGACACTTGCCTGCTTCAGCACGAGCGGCTGAAGACCCAGCGCACGACCTTCGAGAAGGTCTGGCAGCAGATCGAGGACCGCATCAATCCGACTGATGTGCAGTTCTCATCGACTGTCGCCAACATCACAAAGGGCCAGCAGAACACCGACAAGGTGTTTGATGCAACGCCCGGCCTGGCGCTTGATCGGTTCAAGTCGGCGATTCATTCGCTGGTGACCCCGCGTAATCAAGCCTGGCACAAGCTCAAGGCCTCGAACGAGGAGTTGAACGACGACCAAGAGGTCACGCGATACCTTGAAGAGGTGAACAAGCGACTGTTCGCGGCGCGGTACGCTGCGAACTTTGACACCGAGGTGCAGGGCTCGTATTACCAAGCCGGGAAGTTCGGCAGCATGGGCATGTACACCGGCGAGCGCCCGGGTCGGTCGCTGTTTTATCGATCGGTGCCGATGAAACAACTGTACTTTGCCGAGAATGAGTACGGCATCGTGGATCTGGTGCATCGCGATTGGTTTTGGACTGCTCGCCAGGCTTTCGAGCGGTGGGGCACCAAGCTGCCGCGCGTGATCCAGAATGCCGCCGAGAAAATGCCCGAGACCGAGTATCGGTTTTTGCACGTCGTCAAGCCCCGCGCTGATGCGGACGTGTCGCGCAAGGACTACCGCGGCATGGAGTTCATCTCCTACTACATTTCGTACGACACGCGCGAGGTGATCGAGGAGGGCGGGTTTCGTGCTTTTCCATATGCTGTCTGCCGGTACGACCTTACGGCCGGCGACGTGTATGGCCGATCGCCTTGCATGACGATCCTGCCCGACGTCAAGATGCTGAACGAGATGAACCGCACGACCATTCAGGCCGCCCAGCTTGCCCTGCTGCCGCCGATGCTGGTTCACCGTGACGGCATTCTGGACGCCATGCGTCTGACGCCCGGTGCGCTGAATTACGGCGGGGTCGATGACTCTGGCCGGCCGCTGGTGCAGCCTTTGAGCATGGGCCAGAACGTGAACATCGGCATGGAACTGATGGACCAGAAGCGCGCGATCATCAATGACGCGCTGCTCTCGACCCTGTTCCAGATCCTGATTGACAAGCCGAACATCACGGCGACCGAGGCGATGCTGCGCGCGCAGGAGAAGGGTCAGCTTATCGGTCCGACCGGCGCTCGCATCGAGTCGGAGTTCTTGTCGGTCATGCTGATGCGTGAGCTTGACCTCTTGGCTGCCGCTGGCCAATTGCCCGAAATGCCAGAGAAGCTGGCTGAAGCGGGCGGCCTGTTCGAGATCGAGTACGACAGTCCGCTGTCGCGCGCTCGCGAGGCCGAGGGCGGCGTAGCCATCCTGCGGACGTTCGAGCAGTTGGCGCCGATCGCCCAGGTTGCTGGCCCGTCTGTGTTCAAGCGTTTCAACGTCGACAAGATCAGCGAGGAGTTGGCCCGTCTGAACGGCATGCCGGCCAAGCTGCTGTACACCGATGAGGAGATGGAGGGCATCGACCAGGCCGCGGCCGAGCAGGCACAGACTCAGCAGATCCTTGAGGCGGCGCCGGTGGCTGCCAGTGCGGCCAAGGACATCGCGCAGGCGCAGTCGATCGCCGGTGCTGAGCCCAGCGAAATGCTGCCCGGGATTGCTTGAGCGTGAAGCTGTTCCTCAAGTTCTGGAATCTGCGCGAGCACTATCGCTCGGTGTTCTGGCGTGGCGACATGCAAGAGGAGCACCTGAGGGCGATCATCAAGGATCTGCGTGAGTTCTGTCGCGCGGACCAGTCTTGTGTGGTGGTGGCCAAGGATGGCCGCATTGACACGCACGCCACGGCGGTGGCGGAAGGCCGACGTGAAGTCTGGCTTCGAATAACGCAAACGCTGAACCTGTCCGACGAAACCCTGCAACGATTCAAGGATCAAGAAGATGTCTGAAGCCAATACCCCTGCTACCCCTGCTACCCCGGCCGCGGCTCCTGCTGCGCCGGTCAGCGCCGCTGGCGCGCTGGTTGGCGACACTGCGCCGGCTGCTGCCCCGACTGCTGCTGCGCTGGCTGCGCCTGCCGCCGCTGCGCCTGTCGCCCCGACCGATCCTGCGGCGCCCGCTTCGCTTGTCGTGCCAGGCAAGGACGCGACGCCGGAGGACTGGTCTGCGTTCTATGCCCAGATCGGCCGGCCGGAGACGCCCGATGGATACGAGCTTGCCGTGCCGGAGGGTGACGACGGGTCGTTTGCAAAGCAGATGGCGCCTGTGCTGCACAAGCACGGCGTGACCGCTGAGCAGGCCAAGGGCCTGTCGGCCGACTGGAATGCGATGGTCAAGGCGCAAATGGCCGAGATGGACGCGGCCGATGCGGCTGCCGCGGCTGCCACGAACAGCAAGAACGTGGCCGAAGCGACGGAGCTTAGAAACGAGTGGGGCCAGGCGCATGACGCCAACATGCATTTTGCCAAGCTGGCGGTGCAGCAATTCATGCCCGCTGACAAGGCCGGCGAGTTGATCTCGGCGATCGAGTCGAAGATCGGCTACAAGGCGACGATCCAATTCCTGCACAGCATTGGCAAGGGTTTGGGCGAGCATGACGCGGCCGGGATGGGCTCAAACAACGGCGCCACGGGAGTGACCAAGTCGCTTGCCGAGCGTCTGTATCCTGGCGCAGGCTGACCGATGATTGCCCTGCTTGCACGAATCGTTTTCGTGTTGTATCTTCGCGAGCAATTGGTGCCGGTTGACGCAGAGGCATCGAGTGATCCTCACTATCATTACCGGAGCTTAATCAATGGCCACACTCCCCACTAAAGCCGGCGCGGTCACTCTGCTCGACTTCTCGAAGTCGATCGACCCGAACGGCTCGACCGCCACGGTCATCGAACTGCTCGCGCAGAGCAATGAGATCGTGCAGGACATGACCTTCATCGAAGGCAACCTGCCGACCGGTCACCAGAGCACGATCCGCACTGGCTTGCCGCAGCCGACCTGGCGCAAAATGTATCAGGGTGTGCAGCCGACCAAGAGCCTTCGCGCTCAGGTCGTTGACACTTGCGGCATGCTCGAAGCCCGAAACGAGATCGACGTCAAGGTTGCCGGCTTGAACGGCAACACGGCGCAGTTCCGCATGTCGGAAGCCATGGCCGAGATCGAGGGCATGAACCAGATGTTCGGCGAGACGCTGATCTATGGCGATACCTCGGTCAACCCGGAGCGGTTCACTGGCCTCACGCCCCGCTACAACACCGTGTCCGCTTCTGTGCCGACCAGCCAGAACGTGATCGACGCGGGCGGCACCGGCTCGGACAACACCTCCGTCTGGCTGGTGGTGTTCGGCGAGAGCACCATCACCGGCATCTACCCGAAGGGCTCGCAGGCAGGTCTGAATCACCAGGATCTGGGCGAGATCGACGCATTCGACGCGTCCGGCAATCGCTACCGTGCCTATGCTGACCTGTGGAAGTGGGACGTCGGCTTGGCCGTGCGTGACTGGCGCTATGCGGTTCGCATCTGCAACATCGACCAGTCGGATCTCGTTGGCCAGACCGGCACCCAGGCTGCCACGGCATCGACTGCGCTGATCAAGTGCATGATCCGCGCGATGGCTCGCATCCCGATGATGGGCATGGGTCGTCCGGTGTTCTACGCAAACCGGACGGTCAAGGAGTTCCTCGCCATTGCGGCGATGGACCGTGCCAATGGCGTGCTGGCGGTTCAGCCCGGGGTCAATCAATTCGGCACTGTGGCGCCCGGTTCGGTGAACAACGGCACCACGACCTTCCTCGGGATTCCGGTTCGCACTGTCGATCGCATCCTGTCCACCGAGGGTCGCGTGACCTGATACGCCGGGGGCCTCGGCCCTTGGTTTGCCGCCTTTTCATTTCAAGGAATACGTCATGATCCTCGACTCACAAAACACTTTTTGCACTGCGATGAGCGTGGCGCGCGCGGTTGGCGATGCGGTTTCGACCGACGTCTACGACACCGGCGCCGCTACCGACGTTGGCATTGGCGAGAACTTCTACGTTTACGCCAAGATGGACGCCGCGCTGGTTGGCGCTGGCGCATCGATTCAGGTCGTCCTGCAGGATTCGGCAGACAACTCGACTTTTGCTGACGCCGAGACCGGCAAGGTGATTGGCGTGGCTTCTGCCGTGGCCAACAGTGACCTGGCCCGCCTGCGCGTGCCGCTTGGTCTGCGTCGCTACCTGCGTGTCGTGTTCCGTATCTCGGGCGCCACGACCACGGGCGGCACTGCCTCGGCGATGCTCGCGCTTGACGTCCAGGCTCAGCAGTACGGTGCTAGCGGCTTCTCGGTCGCCTGATCATGCGGGTCGTTGCTACCGCTCAGGGCTACCTTGGGTCCTTCCGCGAGGTGGGCGACGAGTTCGAGGTGCCGGATGGCGCCAAGGCATCGTGGTTCACCCCGGTCGAGGTTGAGTCGAAGCCAGCGGGCCGGGGGCGTCGCGCACGTGTCGATCCCGGCGCTGCCGGCGACGAGGACGACGAGGCGATCTGACGCAACCTGCAAGCCAACCCAACGGGATCGGTAGTGGTCCCGTTTTTTTATCCGCCAAGGACACGACATGCTGATTCAATCGTATCGAACCCCGACGCAGACGCAGGTGGCTTATGTCGCGCACTGGGACAACGTCAC